GGTGGTGGTTCATCAGGTGTAAGAATTGGTTCTGGTTGGTTGCTTGGTGCTGGCGGCGGTGGCGGCGGCGGTGGATCAGGTGGTGGATGGAACGGTGGTAGCATCACTGACCCCTGCTGGACTGGTGGAGCTGGACAACCACCATCACAAGGAACTTATCAAGCAAATTCCATTGGTCCTGGCAATGGTGGTGCTGGTGGCACTGCTGGTTGCACCGCTGGTGGCGGTGGAGGCGGTGGCGGTGGATTCGGTCCTGCTGGTGGTGGAAGCGGCGGTCAAGGCGGTGTTGCTGGTGCTGGTCACGTCAACACTGGTTCTGGTTCTGGTGGTTATGCTGGTAGATGTGCTGCAAGAACTATTTTAAGTGGTGTATTTGAATCCTCTGGTAATTCTGGTAATGGTAGTGTTACATATTCTGTATCATATTCAGGATCGGTTGATAACCCAACAGGTGGCGGCGGTGGATCAGGTGGTGGATTGACCATTGGATATGCTGTAAATGATTATATTAATGAAGATATTTCCTCTCAGATTGTTTTGAGTGTTGGTGGAGGTGGTAGTGCTGGATCAGGTGGTGGCAATGGTGGAGGTACTGGATTTGTTCAAGTAATTGCATATGAAATTGTTGCAACCGAAGTTGGTGAATCAGAATTAACTAGTCCTAAGGGAAGATATTATGAAGTTCCTGGAATGCCAACAGACAATCCAGATTTCCCTGATACTTTCATTACAGATAACATTTGGCATTCATCAAGTCCTGGTGTTAAAGTTAGATCATCAACTGGATCTAATTTTCCATTAGCAACACAGAGATCTGATGGTAAAGCGACTAGATTTATTGAATTCTCTGGTGCAGATAGTAGATTCCTACAAATAGGTCCACTAAATCTTGCTGCAGCAGAACAATTGATTTTCACTGTAATTAAAGGAAATGGTTCTAATGGGGGTGATGCACCAGAAGAAAACTTAATGTGCTATTTTAAAACATCTATTGATACACCAACAGAAAATCTTGTAGAAGCAGTTGCAACTGCTGGTACTGGTCCTGCTGGTTATAACAATTATCTTTTGGATCTAGATCCAGAAAATGATGCACGTAAGAATGGTGTGTATCTTGTTATCAGGCAAGATAGACCAGAAGCTGCTGGTGATAATGATGATGTTCCTGGTGGATTGACTAATGATAATTGGGGATTAGCACAATTTGGTATTGTATTTGGTGAAGTGACGGAAAATGTTTTTGTTCCCTCTTCTGATGCTACACTACCTGGAAACGCAACACCAAACTGTGGACCAGATAGTGGTATTAATGTAGTTCGTAGAACTGTCAGTGCTAATGCTTCAAACATTAGATTTACCGATGGTTTGTTTACCTTGACTGGATCAACTCCAGTATCTGTTACTGCAGAGGCAAGAACAACTGAAGACATTCCACTAATTACTAGATACCATCGTGCCAAGTATTTGATCAAGGCATTCTAAGATAAATATCAATGATAAAAGGATTAGTATAATGGCAACAAGTAATGCTGCGTTGTTTTTGAACGCCTACGAGAAAACAATTAGTTATAAGGGTGTTCAAAAACAAATTAATGATACTTTTTGGGAAGATCATTTTGTTCCTATCCTCTATCCTCTTTGGGATAATCCAAAGGATAGATTGGAGTTGTTTGTTTATAAAGAGGATGGTTCTTACTTAATCGAAAAGAATAAGTATACCAAAAACTTTAAAACGGGTGAAACTAAGTGGGTTTCATATGAATTTGATCCTAACGGTGTAGATGAAGTATCTGTCAATGAATTAGTTTCTTCTCTTACTGAAAAGTTCCTTGAATATAAAGAGGAATCGGAAGCTGATTACGAGACAGCAGTTCAGAAGAAGTTTGCTGTTGGACAACTATTAACTTGGTCTAAAGTTAAGATGGTTCGTCTATTCTTATTGCAAGATAGTGACTATACACAATTACCTGACGCTCCATTGAGCGAAGAAGAGAAAGCATTGTGGGTACAGTACAGACATTATCTTAGAGATTTCATGGAACTGCAGAATCCACAGAGTCCTTATGATGTTATCTTTCCAATTGCTCCAACTGAATACTTGGCAAGAAAACAACATGAACTATCTAAACTTCAAATAGAAGTATATGGTCACCAGGGTAGTGATCAGGATTATTTGTCTAGTGAATATCATTTCTGGAAACTATCATCTAATGCGTTAAGATCATTTGCTCAGAGAATGAGCACATATATTGCACTCAGATCATTGACAACTGATGATGCTCCATATGGTAGAATAGAGGTTGCAAAATATCGTGGACCTAGTGATGAGATCACGAAAAATATTAGAGATACTCTAACTGATAGGTATGGCACACAAGAGAGTGCTGAAGAATATTTGACGGCACTAATCACTAGAATTGAAAACGGAGAGATCTAATGTTAGTATCAATGAATGCGATGACGATCTATGATATGGTCGCTCATTATGCAAAAACTAATGAAAAATATATTCTTTTAATTAACAATACTCATTACTTCACGTTGTCTGATGCTAAAAAGGCAGAAGTAAAAGCATTTTATGATGATGTTATTCCTGTAGATGAAATTGGTGAGGTATTTGGTAGCAAGTATACATTCTATGAGTTTTTAGGTCAGGCAATTGCTACAGAGACAGCAGTTGACTGGTTTCCACAAACAACGGATTTAGAAGATCAAGATTATTTCATTGAAGCACAAGTCATTACTCCCTCTGGCGGTATTCCCTACACCAGTATAAGATTGACAAGAGAGGAGTGAGTATAATATAATAACAAATAAACTTGAGGATATTATGTCATATCTTGCGGAGAGAATCCAAGGACCGATTCTCTATCAGACGACGGATGAGTTTTATCAATTTTCTTCTACTGAACTTAATTGTCTTAATAGAATTAAAGCATTTAGACCTAACGTATCTCTAGATGAATCTCTTCAATCAGAGACACAGGTATTGCAGATGCCAGAGATGAGTAATCTCGCAGAATATATTCAAAAACATCTGGATACATATGCAACTGAAGTGTTGCTAACAACAAATGATATTAAATTCTATGTTAGTCAATCATGGTTAGCAGCATATAGTCCTAAAGTTGGACAAGTTCCTAACATGCATTTCAACAGTGTTCTAACTGGTTCATTGTGTGTATCTGATGAAGGAACACAAATTTCTTTTTCTGATGGGAGGAGTGATGTATTTCCTGGTGTAGATTTCCCATATACCACTATTCCATTTGCGTCATCTACCTTTGAAAAAGGTAAGTTGTCTCTATGGCCATCAAAAGTGCCATATACTGTGCAACCAAACATTAATAGCGATCCAGTTTCGGGATCTGGTAGTGCAGATGTATTGAGGTTATTCTTCAACGTTTACTTCAAGGGACAATTAGGATATACTGGAATCAACGCACCATTTAATTTACACTCAAAATTAACTATTGAATAATGAATCAACTAAATGCATTTACTATTCCTATATTTCAAACAAAAGTAGAAGATTGGGACACTCACAAAGAGAAAATACTTTCGTTGTTAGATCTTCCAGATTGTGGTGCTCATTATACCGATTTCCATAAAAATGATGATTCGGATGAACCACCTTCATATTTTGAAGATGTGATTGAAGTATTAAAACCTGCCATGGAAGAATTTGCTTCTTCATATCCTAGAGAGGTTGCAATTAAATTGATGTGGGCGCAAAAATATCAATCTAATCATTACCATGGAGTTCATTGTCATGGAGCAACTGGATATAGTGCAATATTTTATGCACAATTTGAAGAAAATCATTCGGGTACAACTTTTTACGCACCATTTTCTGACTTTATGACTGGGAAACATTTGGAATACACTCCTAAAGTATCTGAAGGAGATATTATATTTTTTCCATCTACCATCTTGCATGAATGCAGACCAGTACAATCTGACAAAGAACGTATCGTAATTTCTTTCAATGTTGTTTAACAATATAATGAATGTACCAACACAAGTAGAGTTGCAACACATGCAACTACAAGCAATGCTAAATGAGCATGATATTCCTGAAAGTGAACTGATGTACTGTGGTGAGAGAGAATATACTACTGAATATGCTGCTCATCCAGAATATCATGGACAAATGATGCATTGGTATCTTATTGCTGGTGAACATGAAGTCCCTGTGTGTGACATTCAGTCAGTGGACCGAGTGGACGATCAATAACTGTCACACGGGGTCTTCCCACCCTCATCTCATGCCCTATACTATTCACATCAGCAGCGCACCGCATGACCCTGACACTCCGCCCTCACCAGCAGCGTGCTCTCGATGCGCTGCTGACTGCTGACATCGGTCGTGTTACCATCCCAACAGGTGGTGGTAAGACCCTTGTCATGATCGAAGACGTGAAACGTCGTCTTCTTGATGCTACCACACCACAAACTATTGTTGTGGTTGCTCCTCGCATCCTTCTGGCAGTCCAACTCTATGAAGAGTTTTGGTCTGCTCTCAATGGCACTGTAGATGCTGCTGTCATGCATGTCCACAGTGGTGAGGTTGATTGCAACAGCAGCACCAAGATTGCTAAGATTCAGTGTCACGCTAGTGTATGTGATGCTGCTGGTATTCACCAGTTGATCTTCACTACCTACAACTCTCTGCGTCGTATCAATGAGGCAGGTATTGATGTTGACACCATTTATTATGATGAGGCACATAACTCTGTGCGTCGTGATTTCTTCAAAGAGGTTGCTGCAGCATCACTGACTGCTAAGAATGCATATTATTTCACTGCCACTCCTAAGTATCGTGGTGGTGTTATCAGCATGAACAACACTGCAGTGTATGGTTCTGAACTTATCAGTGTTCCTGCACCTGAACTGATCAACAACGGTAGCATCATTCCTCCTACTATTCAACCACATGTTGTGGACTTTGAGCGTAACAAGAATCTTGCTGCTGCTGAGAATGATCGTGAGGTGCTGGTTGATATCATCAACAAACTTGATGAAGATGATGCACAGAAAATTCTAGTTGCTGCTCCTAACACCCGTGTGCTGTGGGCATTACTCTCTGGCACCAATGTGATGCAAGAATTTGCTGACCGTGGTTATGAGGTGATGCATATTACCAGCAAGCATGGTGCATATGTCAATAAAACCAAGGTTGGTCGTCAAGAGTTCTTTGATACTCTTGATAAGTGGGGCAAAGATCCTTCTAAGAAGTTCATCATGTTTCACTACAGCATTCTGTCTGAAGGTATCAACGTTCCTGGTCTCACCCACACTATTCTGCTCCGCAATCTGCCTGTGATTGAGATGGCACAGACCATTGGTCGTGTTATTCGTCTCGACAAGCAGGATGCTGCTGATATTCGTGACGGTAAGATTATTCCTGGTAAACTTGAGTTCTACCGCAAGCGCACAGGATATGTTACAGTACCTGTGTTCACCAACTACGGTAAGCAAACTGAGCAGCGCCTGCAACGCATCGTTGATCTTATTTTCACTAAAGGTGTTGCTGCTACTGAATCATGATGGAACTACCACTCGATTTCCCACACAAACCACCCAAAGGATATACTTATGAAGTTAGATCGTTCAAGCGTAACATTCATAGCATTTGGTGTTGCAATCATGCTCAATTCGTTTACAACGATGGTGCTGTTTCAAAAACTATCTGGGGATTCTACAACACCAAGCAAAGAACCTATTACGCGCCTGTTAACTCCACCAAGTGCGGAGATCAGGTAGATATTAGTGATACTACACCGTATACTGCCATGCAGATACTTAGACCACTTGCCCCAACTGTGCTTAATTTCTTATGACTGAGAAGAAAGATTATCAAGGTCCGCTTTATGCTCCGCATCCTGATCTATATGAGAAAAGAAAGCAACTAGGTCTACATAATAATGACAACATCACAATAAAGGAAGATGAAAGCAAAACCCCAAGTGTGGAGGATTGAGTTTAATGATGAGAGACCTGCCTTGTTGATGTATAACAAAAAGCAATTAAAAGAGTATATTGCGCGGAATCAGGTTGACATTGATGCAGTATACCAACTAGAATGGAGATCAATCAAGTATTAACCATGAAATCATACGAAGATCAGCGTAAAGAACGCTTGCAAGATGTTGTAGATGATTACTTGACAGACAGTGATGTATCTCCACTGACATTTTATCATGACTTGCGTGATTGCCTTGAAGACATTATTTCATTCCACGAAGTGTCTAAGAATAGAGCACAAGGTGCTCTAGAACTGATCATGGGTCATCGTCCTGTGGACCTTGACAGTGATGCTAAAACTGCTAATGTGTATGAGTATGCTGCTCATATCACAATGGACGACATCAAACGATTCCAAAAAGGAAATTCTCTATGAAATATCGCATTGAATGGTGGAAGCGTAAGAAGAAAGGAACGAGCAGCAGGCAATCTGTTGTTATGTTCACTGACGAGGATGTGCTACACTTCGTGAAGCATATTCAGCAAGAACCAGACGTGAGCACTGTTGACGTGATCCCCATCCTTGGTGAATGACCCGCTGAGACCCCTCTACAATCGCCTGTAAGGCGTCCGACTGCCCATGACTACCGATACCACTAATGTCTCCCTAAGCGTCTCACAGATTCGATTCCTGTTGGATATGATGATGGGATGCCCTATGGGTGCCACTGAACAGTATTCCTACCATCATAATGTCAACGCAGGTCATCTGTACGACCAGTTGCAGAGCTGTCTACCTGATGCCCACAGACCCCCCGAATGATGTATTCTATAGAAGTCGTCAAGGGAACAGCACATGACCCGCACCATCCAAGAGGTAAGAGCAGAGCGTGACCGTCACCTGGCACAACCTGAGACCCGTGCTACCTATGCCCTCAAGAATTACTCTCAATGGTGTGCTGGTCGTGTTAAGTGCCTTAACACCTTCGATGACATCATGGACGTGATTGAGTACAACGTCGAACCCTACGAACTCTACTGATCATGATCACATCTAAAGCACAGATCATCAACACAATCAAGGAGTGCTGCACTGGCAGTGCTCTCAACAAAACTGAAAAGTTCCAAGTGTTCTGTAATGTGTGTGATAACATGTTACACGCAGGACAAATCACCAAATCACAACACACCCGCTGGACCAATGTTTTCTAAATCAGACACTGACTTCATTGATTTTCTCTTCGGTAAGTTGACTTGCTTGACAGACACTGACATGATCGATCTTCATGATGATGACACATGTTGTGATCATCTTGAACTAAAAGCGGCAGAACTAGAAATTACTGTCGATGAACTCCTCCTTATTGAAAACACACACATTTGAACCATGACTATTGCTGAAGTAATGCTCGATCGCTGGTTGCTGGAGCAACTGGATGAAGAATACGACATGATCGAGATGGACAAGGACATGCCAGTTGAAGAACTGTCCTACGAGGCAAGGGAATTGCTCTCCTGACCCCTTATACTATACACATCAACGCAAGACACCCATGACTGCCACCTTCGCTGAATTCTGTGCCACTCAAGACGCTCGCAACGACATTCAACTCAAGGTCCGTGAGTACGCTCTGATGCTCTGTGAGGCACTTGAGCAGGACTTCAAAGCAGACAGCATCCGTCGTGCCAACTTCTTCAACAACACTGATCCTGAGTACAAAGCAAAGCGTCTCGCCTCTATTGAGAGTGGTGAGTGTCTCTATAAGTTCTACATTGAGAGTGGTCGCAAGTATCACAAGATCATCATGGAAACTGATGATGGCAATCGTTCTGTTCACTGCTTCATCAACATGAAGACAGGTGAACTGCACAAAGCAGCATCATTCAAAGCACCAGTGAAAGAACCACGCTTCGATCTCCGTATCATCACTGAGCGTGAGTTTGTTCTTGAGAAGTGTGACTGGGCTGGCGGTTACCTCTACAAGAACGCATACTACCAGGGTTGACACCCTCGCCCATACATAGTATACTCTAAATCCATTCGCTTCTCCTCCAATGTCTGCTCCTCAGTTCTATCTTGTTGCTGATGACCATGCTTTTGCTATCGATGATGATGGTACACCATTTGGTGCTCCTGTCAATGACAATGGCACTGTAGATTGGGATTGTTCTTATGATTTTGATCCTAATGAAGAAGATGTTGAGTATGTGGCACACATGTGCTATTATTTGAAGCAAGCAGCACAACTGCACCAAGAGCAAACCAATGAGGTATTTGTCAAATGATCTATCGTTCTTGCTATACTAAGACAAAACCACAACACGCAGCACCATTGATTGTCTCTGACATCAAGAATATGCTGGCACCACTCCCAAGTCGTTACACACGTGGTGAGTATTCCGTGCCAGTCACTACAACTGCTGACCCAATGTCTGATGATTACAGACGGTTTTGGCGCTATCATGGTCACTTCACGCTAGAATTTACCAAAGCACTCATTGAGTCGCTGCCCAAAGACGTAGATTTCGTATCTTACGACCACCTCAACAACAAACTTACTCTGATCAAACTATGAACAACATGGACGTACTCATTTCCGAACGTCGCGACACTCTGTGTGAGTGGGTTGTTGAGCGTTTCCGTGAACTGATTGAAGAAGATCGTCATGATGATGCCATTTGTTTTGCAGATGAGTGGTTTGAGTGGATGGATCCCGAGAATCATGAACAAGAAGAGACGCTGTTCACTGATGAGCGCACACTAATTCAGTATTACGATGAACTCACTGAAGGATCAGACGTACAATGATCTACCAGAAGAACTACGACAGTTAATTCTATCGTATTTCAAGGCATATGCTGATGGTGATCACTCACTAGCGGAGGAACTACACAATGAAATCAAAAACTTTGAGCATAACGCTCAGTAAACAACTCAACGAGGAGTTTACATCATATCTTGATTGTTGTTATTCTCTTGGAGTGACACCTAATGTCTGTGCATTCCTTAACTTTTACTCATACTACGTACAATGATTGATGTCAAAGAAAACACAGACGGAACGCTCACCATCAGCTGGGACGAAGAAGGTCCAGAAAACGAAATCTTTAAGCACTTCAAAGCGGAGGACTTCATCAAAATCCTCACTGACTACGCAAAAGAAACTACAGGAGAACCTCAGCAAACTAACAACTACCAGCGAGAGTACATCGAAACGTACTACAACAGCGAAAGCGAAGGCAAAGAGCACAACGACTTCGACCAAAAGTACAACCAGTACATCGAAGACACAGCAAAAGAAACCTTCGGTCAAGCGTACCACTCGCCAGAAGCGCAAGGATCCTGGGATTAAAGTCATGAATTCACGGAAACTTGAGTTGTTCCCGTGGGTGCAGACATTTCCATACTATATGAAGGATGAGAGTGAGGGTAAGAAGTGTTGGTTTACATGTGTAGAACACGCCACAAAGTATATCAACCGATACAACTGTAAGTATAAGTTGTATGTCTATACAGGGAAGGGTACATCTTGATTTAATAGATAAAAACACATCAACTCATGGAGTAATTGAATGAAGGATCAAAACAGTATACCAGACGGTGAATCCAAACAAGACAAATGGAATCGTGGTCTTGACATTTTCATTGAATCTGTCATTGAACCTGATCCTGCACTACGTTCTTGTGCTCATAATCAAAAATGTTATCATGAGTTGATGGATGTACGACAAGATGTGCTAAACTATCTGAAGACATTACGCTGGCACTAAATACACCCGTTATCATTTTAATACTATGCAGCAACAAATGGAGTGCAAACCACTGTTTCCCAACTCGATGTATGGACTGTGGTCTACTAAATTCTCTGATGAGCAAGTTCAATTCCTTTGGGATGAGATTAATGCAATTCAAGATAGTAATTTTAAAAGAGAACAAAATCCTAGTAAACGTGCTGATTTAGTTGGTCATCTTGAGCATGAGTATTCTTTAACTCCTGAAAGTCAAGAACTTCTTGATGAACTACTGCAACCACTGTTAGAAGTACAGATTGAGCAGAATAAAACATTTCAATATAAAACTGCAGTATGTGATCAGGACTTGCCTATTAGATTGGAAAAGTCATGGGTAAACTTCCAAAAGAAATACGAATACAATCCAGTTCATCATCACACTGGTCTCTTTAGTTTTGTTATCTGGTTGAAGATCCCATATAATAGATCTGATGAAGATAGTTGCCCTAATGTACCAGAGAAAGGTGGCAAGATGAATGGATGCTTCCATACATTCTTTCTTGATCAATTTGGTGCAATCTGTGACACTAGTATCCCATTGGATGCAACATTTGAAAATGTTTGCCTGATGTTCCCAGCAGAAGCACAACACTGTGTCTACCCATTCTATACGTCTGATGAATACAGAATCTCCGTCTCTGGTAACTTCACCTTCCGTACCAAAAATAAATGATTATGTCCAATGGCATACTCACATTGGACTCATCGAAGGATGGGTCTATTTTTCTGACCCTGATTACTACTGCACCATTGAAGTGTCAACTAAACCAATGACTGATGATGAGATGCAACATACACCTCATCGTAAACATCATGTACTAGTTGTTTGTCATAACTGGGATTGGCATCAATTGACTATCATTGGATCACGTGATTCAAAGTATAGTAATACTATTACACCATATCATGCCTAATGTCCTCGCCCTTGTGACACTATTTGTACTGACACTCATCACCATTGCTGCTGGTTATATGCATGGTAATATGCATATTGAAGCGGTTTATCACTCTCTTATTAACTTCACATGAACCTCTCTATTCACGAAGTCAATCATATCCTTAAAGCACTACAAACAATGTCTAATCATGACATCGCTCGCTCAAGAGAAATGATCGCACCAGGAGTAACAGAACATAATACATTGGTGCGTAAACTAGAGGATTACAAACTACAATTACAAGGTCCTGATGCATGGTCATTTGAATGAACTTCTATCTTACAATGGAGGATTATACTATTATCCTCAACGCACTACATTACTACAAAAAAGTAGACAAACGTGGTAACTTCACACAGTATGATGTACAACGTATTAATGCACTAAGAGATAAACTAGCATTACAAACATCATCATATACACCACCCAAATGAAAACATTCACACAAACATCAGATAAACTATATGATAGACATTTCTATCAAGTAGAATATCCTGATGGTAGAGCATATTCATTCCAATCTTATGATGAGATGAGAGCATGGTGGTTTCGACAAATGGATACAACTAACGCAACTGTTCATGTTATTGATGTCCCTAAATCAAAAGGATTCAAATGATATCATACGATAAACAGTTGTTGTTCCCAATACCATCCTACACTGGTATTGATCCTAACTTTTCTTCCTATCAACATGATGTCCTTGATTACATCACAAACTATAGAAAGAAACATGACTCAGTTCATGTAAGTAATGTTAATGGTTATCAGTCAGCATCTGACATTCATACTGATCCTGATTTTTATCCCATATGTCAACAACTATGGGATTCAATAATATCACCAGCATGTGATCTATTACATAATCAGTTTAATAATCATGGATTTAATGATACATCATTCTCATTGTTAAATGCATGGTTTAATGTTAATAATAATGGATCATGGAATACAATACATACTCACCCACATTGCTTCTTCTCAGGTGTACTATGGATTAAAGCACCTAAAGATTCTGGTGATATTCTATTACATTCACCACACT